GACGCAGCCCTTGCGCGGCTGTCATACTGCTTTAAAAGCTCTTTAGCTTCTGCCCTTTGATCTTTTGTGAGCTTTTGAGCTTTCGACGCATTAACAAGAGCCTGCGCCTGCGCAAGCGTGCTCTGCGGAGACAGATTTTTTACGTCTGTTGCTCCTTCAGCTTTTTCAAAAGTTCCGTTCGCCGGCTGTATTGTTGCCTGATTCTGCGCCAATGCCTTCTGCTCTTCCGCTTTTGCCTGTTCGTAACGTTTCTGTGCCGCCGCAACCTGCTCTTTCGTTACGGTATTCGCATTGTCTGCCCGATACTGCCGGATTTCCTCTACGATTTCTTTTGTGGCTTCGCGGTCTCCGGACTTCTTCGCCTGTGCAAGCGCGGTCTGCATCTGCTCCAGCTGTGACTGCTTTTTCTGCTGATCCTTATATTTCTTCTGCAAGCTGTTGTAATTGTTCTGCGCCTGCTGCGCCGCTTTCTGAGCTGACGTGACAGCCTGCTTGTTTACGCTTGCAGACTGAACAGACTGTGCAGAACCCTGCGCTGTATTAGTATTCGTGTTCTGCGCAATCTGCGCGGCGCTTTTGGTATTACTACGTCCCGTCAGCCCGCCGAAAAAACTTTTTACCCTGTTGTACGTGTCCGGATCCGTCTGGATCTGCGATGCAATCTTAGCAATGTTAGCCATTGCCTGCTCCTGTGTCTGCTGTCCGCCTGACATCTGAAGCGCATAATCGTTTGCCTGTTTTGCCAGCTGTAGGATTTCCGGATTAATGCCGTTCTGGTCTGTCCCCTGCTGAATCTGTTGAGCGGACACGTCGTGTCCTGTGCCCTGCGGCTGAGGTGTTCTAGGCGCGCCCTGTAGCGAAGGAATGGACACATTCTGTCCGGTAGCCTGATTTACGGTTCGCTGAATTGCCGCGCCGTAGTCTGTTGCGCCGTTCGTCATCTGCCTGTACTGCTGATTGCGCTGATCAAGCATTGAAGCGGCCTGAAGCGCCATAGAAGGATCTTTTGCAAGCTGTGTCGATATCTTCGCAATATTGTTCTTCTGCGTCTGTTCATCCTGCGCTTTTCCGGATTTGACCATGTTTGCAGTATTGATTTCTCCTGCGATGTCTCCGAGAAGCTGAGAATAATAATTCTGCGTGCCCTGCGACTGCCGTACAGCATTGTCCCAGGACTGAGCCGCGCTAGGTACGTTTTGCAACTGTGCCGGCTGAGGAACAGCCTGCGGCTGAGCCTGTGGCTGAGGTGCGGTCTGCGCGGCGACCTGAACCGGTGTAGGCTGTTGTACCTGCACCGGCTGTGCCTGCTGCGCGCTTATCGCGTTCTGGATCATTTTGTTCAATTCATCATCATTGAAATTAAAAGCCATTATTCCAGTCTCCTTATTTGAGCTGACCAATAATCTGCTTGATTGTTGCTGCGTCTGTCATGCCGTTACTAACAAGCGTATTAACAATGTCCTGTGCCGACGCGCCATTCTTGTTTTGCATTTCTGCCTGCGCCAGAAGCCGCTGATACCTCTGAGCATTGTTCGCCTCCTGCGCCTGCTGCATGCTTTGTTTTGCATACGTACCGGCGTTGATTGCGTTCTGAACAGCTTGTGCATACGTCGGATTGAACTGCGCGTTCATAGTATTGATATCGCCGTAATTACTCATGTTCTGCAATGCTGCCTGGCCTGCCTGAGAAATGGCAAAGTTGTATGCAGGGCTGACCTTTGACGTATCAACAAGCTGATATGCCGCCGGATTATTGACGTATGCCGGCGTGCTTACTCCGTCCGTACTTACGCTGTTATAGGAAAACCCTTGCGGAGAATACCAGTCCTGACTTGCCGCCGCCTTGTATCCTGGCTTGTATGCGCTTCCATTAAATGAAATGCTTCCGTAATTCGGCGTATATCCGGTGTTCTTGAACAGCTGACTGTTCAGTTCGTCAACCGCCTTGTAATATGCCTGCTCTGCTGATGCAAGGGACTGCCTGTTGCTGATTCTGGAATCCGCAATATTACTATTAAAATTCGCCCAGTTATTATTGACTTCCGCCATCTGAGCAGCATAGTTTCCGTTGGTCTGCGACCAGTTGTCGTTGGCAGTGTTATACAGCCCTGTCACATTCGTAAGGAAGTTTCGATAGTTCTCTTCGACCTGATTCTTAGCATTCGTATAATTCCCGTAGAACGTGTTGTAATTGTCGCGGACGTTGTTGCGAAGTCCAGTAATGTTCGTGAGGAAATTAGTGAGATCCCCGTTCACATTGTTATACATGTTCGTATAATTTCCGGTGACATCTGTAAGACGGTCATTAATGGAGTTCAAAAGCTGTGCTCTTGCCTGCTCCATATTAATCGCCTCTTTGTTCTTCTCAACTTCCGCGTTCGTAAGGTTTGTAAGATAGTTGGAACGAAGGTTAGAAACGTTGTCTGCCGCAGTACTCCGGATATTTCCAAGCTGTGTGTTGTACGAATTGTTGAGCCTTGCACGCGCTGTTTCCGACATACCGCCGGTCAAGCCGGAAGCGGATAACTGCTGCCCGAGCGCTCTATCCTGAAGCTTGTTGTTAATATACGTTTGACGCTGTGCTGTCTCTGCTTCTCTGTTCGTCTTGTCAATGTTCTCATTAAGTACACGCTCAAGGTTCGCAATAGAAGCCTGATACATCTTTTGAAGAAGGCCGTTCTGCGTGTCATAAGCGTTATTTACATTGCCCTTGTTCTCCGCAGCCGCAGATTTTCCCTGATTGAGATAATCTGTAAGCTTGTCGAACGCATTCTGATAATTTCCCCGCCCTTCGTTTTCGAGATTATTGATATCCCCGAGGTTGCGATCCCTTGTTTCGGTTCCAACCTTCTTCCAGTCCTCAAGGTTATTAAGGTTCCTGTCGCGAATCCCAGTTCCTTCACCTTTCAGATTGTCGATACGGCCTATGTTCTCTTTGTAGAGTCCTTCCGCCTTTCCAAGCCAATCGTTAAGAAGGCCTTTGTTCTGGTTGTAGATGCTTTCTCCGGTTCCATACAGCCCATTGATAATACCTTCAATGTCCCCGTATGCTCCGCGCGCGCTTCCGTAAATACCGTTTAGACTGTTGGCTCTTCCTTTGTACCAAGAGTCCCAGTCATAAGAAGGCGCAGAGCTTCCACCGCCGCCGCTTCCGCCTTTGCGTCCTCCGCCCTTCTTTCCGCCTCCGCCCTTCTTGGTGGAAGTGCTTCCAGAATTTCGGATGCTTTCGCCCATGCCGTCTGTACCTTTTACCTGCATAGTCTGCTCCTTTTAAACTTTTGTTTATTATTTGTATACTGTATAATTTGTCAAAAAACGTGCCTATTCAGCGTTTTATTTCCGAACCAGTTCGTTTACACGGTGCTGTATCTGCGCCGCGTCGTACCCTGCTTTTTCAAGCCTGTCGATACGTTCTCTTCCGGTCCCCCACTTACCTGCGATAACTTCACGGGCTATCGTGTCTACAGATTTACGGTTCTTGTTCTGGACGTATGCCACCTCAAGAGCCTTGACAGATTTCGGACCGTAGATTCCATCAACCGCAAGACCGGAGACCTTCTGGAAAGCGCACAATCCAACAAATGTTCCGGTACCGAAAACCCCATCAGCGCCGGCTGGACCGCACGAGTATCCGCACGCAATCAGCATTTCCTGCATGCGTTTTACGTCTGTTCCCTTATCCTTCTGCTTCAGCACTCTTGTGGTTGATTCCTGCGGATTGATTGCCGCGGAAACCGCATGATCGTACTTTTCCAATCCGCACTCATTTACGCAACGAAGAAGGCTCTGCACGTAGGAACTGGACGTTGCATATCCGTCTGCCTTGATCTTGTTTGCAAACTCCGCGGCGGTTTTGCACCCTTTCAGATTCTTATATCTGCTGTTAACGCGCAGAAATTCGTAGTACAAAGCTACGCCGGTGTCCATGTCGGGGCATTTGCAAAAACCGTCGATAATGGATGTCAGCTGTCCGACGCGGTATTCCTCATTCGTGCGTGCCTGCACAACGGTAATTTTCGATGCTATGGCAGATCGTTTGACCCAGCTTCCATATTTGATCCCGAAATAATTGTTGTTACGCCGGCTCCATGCATTTCCGAAACCAGATTCCAGACACGCCTGCGCGATTGTAACAGATGTTACGCTGTATCCATACTGCGCCGCGTATTTCACGATGATCGGCGCAATTTCAGCGATAAATTTATTCTGCTGTTCCGTCATCCTTGATCTCCTTGTAATCGCCGCGCGCGATATGCATTTCCTGCACTGCCGCTTCCACCAGTGCAGACAGCTGCCCTGCGTTGATGGTTATGCCGGCTTTTTCTAACAGCTCTGTCGCTAGATTTACGGCAAATTTCTTTCGTGATTTGCCATCCTGCGCCCATAAAAGCTGCTGTGCGGCATATACTGCTTTCTGCACCGCACTGTCGATCTGCTTATTTTTCATCCACTTCCGGGCTGTCGGTATCAATACCGCAATCACTAAAAGTGTCCCAAGTCTCACCAGTAACTCCACTATCTGATACGTTGTCTGACTCATTTCCTGCTCCTTTCCCGCGCTTTATCCATGCCGCGCAGACCAGTTCCACAACTCCTGGCGATAAAATACATCCTTCCAGTACAGACGGCTCTTCGCCTTTCACGATCCATGCTGTGAAAAATGCGATGCTCCATGCCACGATATAGATCATTGCCGCCACAACATACTTGTCCAAACTCTTTGTTTTCTTGCTCATTTTGCAGGATCAAACCATTCCGGCTGACCGACGTTGTTTTTCGTCAGCCAGTTATTAAACATGTTCGTCATATACCAGTCGCCTTGTACATCAACAAAATAATGATGCGCTACTTCCAGTATTTCTGACACGTTTTCGGGATAGTCTGAGAACAGGACGAGCAGCTGTAAACGTACATTGTCCTTTTCCTCCTTCACCGCTTTGTGTTCTAATTTAACCATCCGGTCGCTGATGTCCGCGTTAATGGCTTTGCCGAGCTTCCGTGCCATACTTGATAAAGGTTTTGCCCTTGATGGCATAATTTCAATGACGACCAGCACCGCAATGATCACAAAGATCAATCGGAACAGTGCGTCTGCGAACCCAGGTGAATTAAAAAGCCATTTAAACGTGTCGTCCAAAAAGTCCCATGCTGTCATGTAATCTTCATACCTTTTCCTTTTGTAAAGAGGCCCCGAGCAAATACATGCCCGAGGCCATCAGAATCATTCGCGCCGCGGCACGTATGGTTCTCTCACTGCTCACACGCCGGATTATGCCAGCTCCACGCCGAAAAGAAGAATGTACTGTTCCCGAACCAGTGCCTGATACTCTTCCGGTACGTCTTCGATTGCTTTTGTCCCACGATGGAT